ATATGTCGGTCAAGCAGCGAGCGGCGATCAAGCGGCTTCTGGCTGACGACAACAAGGCCATCGTCGGCGACAACGTCAAGATGCTGAGAGAATTGCAGAAGGGCAGCGAGGGTGCGAAGGTCGCCAAGGATGTCCTCTCCGGCCCGCTGCAGGAGATCAACAAGCTGATGGAGATCATGAGTCAGCTTGGCGATGAGTACGGCGCATTGCTCGACGAGTTCGGCGCCACCACGGCCATCAAGAGCATCGCGACGCAGCTGGACAGCGTGCGCCGGTCACTGAAGCAGATACGCGAGGCGTGGAATTGGGCCTTCCGTGGCGGACCGAAGCCGAATCCGCGATACTCCTAGGAGGAGCTTGAGGACCGGAAGCAAGAGCACTTCTACGAGAAGCTGCCACCGATAGCCAAGCCGCTCGGCGAGTGGATCACCAAGGGCCTGCAGGGTCCATTTGGTTTGTGGGGCCCGCTGTACAACAAGGACTATGACAAGGACGGAGAGCCGCCAGCCGCACCGACGCCGCCGGAGGGATCGCCAGCTTCGCCAGCACAGCAGGAGCGGCAGTACAAAGGACTCGGCGAGAAGGTGCACTACCTCAACGAGGAGTTCGACACCACCGCCGAGAAGCTGCGGCACTTCGCGTCGCTGTTGCCCGACGACGATGAACGTGTCCGGGGGTTCAAGGAGTCCGTTGGCGGGCTTGGCACCGCTACTGGGATCAGCCCCGTCGGTTATTGGGGCGGCGGCCGCCACTCGGCGCTGGCTCCGGCGCACATGACCGCAGGCACCGGCGCCGGTGTCTATGGCACCTCGACCGATGCCAAGTATCTCAACGCCAGCTATGTGCCCGGCGCGCATGGTGGTGTCGGCGGCTACGGTCCCGGCGGCTACGGCCCGAGCCAAGGCGTTGGCAGTGGCGGCACGCCGGAGCAGGCCGGGCCGGGCACCGGCGGCACCGGCTACGGCGGCGGCACGCGCCCACAGCCGGGCTACACCGCTCCGCGACGCGGTGACGGTACAGTCCCGGCAGCTGGTGCCGATGAGGCGCCAGCGACCGATCCATCAACCACCGGCGCCACCGGCGGCGCCGTCACTGGCGATCAGAGTGCGCAGACGCCACGAAGCGCGCAGGGCCGCATCGCGCAGGCCAAGGCCGCGATGAAGGATGAGGCGATCCGGCAGGGCATCGACCCGGCACGCGCGGAAGAGGCTGCCAACCTGATGGCCGGTCAGGGCCTGTCGGAGAGCGAGCTTAATCCGACGCTGTCACACGACAGCGGTACCGGTCACGGCATCTACGGCGCGCGCCTCGACCGCCGGACCAAGATGCACGAGTGGTTGAAGGCAAACGGCTACGACAGGAATTCGCTGGCCGGTCAGTCGCGCTACATGATCAAGGAGGCGATGAGCAAGGACTCCAAGGGGCGCTACAAATTCCCGAGGACGGCTGCGGCGTTGAAGAGCGCGGACCCGGCGACGCGGGCCGAAGCGGTGCGAACGATCACCAAGGACTTCGAGCGACCAGCCGATCAGGGCGAAGGGCAGATGAGCAGGCGGCTCGGCCGCACCCGGCAGGCCGCTGGCGTGGCGGCCGGAGGGTTGCCAACCGCACCGCCACCGAGTTCGGACGGAATTCCGGTGCCGCCCGGCGTCCCGGCGCAAGCTGGCACCTCGGCGCCGGTGTTGCCGCCTGAGCTAAGGACACCCGGTGGTGCAGGCGCAATCGAGCCCGGCGTGGCGGGTGCCGCTGGTGGAGCCGGGGCGCCCGCCGTTGGCAACCTCGTCGAGGAAGCGCAAGGGCGTGTGGCTGGTATCCGAAGGGGCAAACTCGATCCGCGACTGAGAGATGCGCTGGAGGGTGCTGCTGAAGCATCCGGTGTCAAGATTCGTGTCACCTCTGGCGGTCAGCGCATGGAAGGCGCGCACGGTCACACTGGATCGCATCGTCACGACAAGGGCCGCGCCGCCGACGTTGATGTCATCGACCCGAAGACCAACAAGGTGCTGCCGCTAAGCGACCCGCGCCGTCTCAAGGTGCTGGAGGAGGCAGCGCGACGAGGCGCAGGCGGCAGCGGCGCGCGCTACATGGACGATCCCAATAAAATTCACATGGGTATCACCGGAAATAAGGCGATTGTCGGTGAGGGTCTTGGTGCCTATGCCGGAACGGCGGCAGAGAGAGCGGCGGTGCAGCGCGGTCTCGATACGCGGTTGACACCGGAGCAAATGAGAGCGGAGCGCGAAGCCAGAAGCAACAGAAACAGAGCACCGGCGACTGCTGCGCCAGCACCAGCGGCGGCACCCCCGGTTCAGCCGACAGATAACGCGCCACCTGCGACGCGGGCGCCAGTCGATTCTGGGGCAATCATGTCGCAGAACCGCGACATCAACATGAACGTCAACGTCAACTCATCTCAGGTGCAGTTCGCACGCAACACCATTGACCGGCAGGTGCACGCCTCGATGGACCGTACCCGTGGCGCGACCTACAACGACATCGGCACTGCCTGACGGCTGTGGACTGGGTGGTCACCTACCGGATCGAGATAAACGAACGCAACTTTCTGATCGAGGAATTCTTTCGCGGCGACTTTGATGAGTGCATGCGGATCAGGCAGCACTCGCTGAGTGGCGGTGACAGTGATCGGCTTACTACCATTCGCCCATGGCACCCGATTGTCGGACCAGCGGCGCAATGGGACAGCCTTGTGGAGGGATGGGACTGATGGCCAACTGGGTGTTGTTTCAATGGGGACCGATGCAATTTCAGGTCTTCCCTTTCAACGTCGATAACTACTCGCATCACACCAGCGCCGACTGGGCAAAGAAAGAGATTGCTGGCGCCGCGATGTATCGTGAGTGGGTCGGTGAAGCGGATGAGATGATCACGCTGAAGGGCAAGGTCTTCCCGCATTACTTCGCGCGCAAGTCGCGCCAGCGTGGCATCCACGAGCCGATGACCGGCGATGCTGCATCGCGTGACGGCAATGGATTGCTGCGCCAGCAGGTCGGTGAACTGACCTCGGCCGGTGGCCTGATGCACCTCGACGTGCTGGACAACATGCGCAGGCTCGGTCAGGCGCACATTCTCATTCGCGGTGACGGCTGGCACTTCGGCTGGTTCATCATCGAGTCCCTGAACCGTGGCCACTCGTTGCTGGCCGTTGACGGCATCGGGCAGCAGATCGAGTTCGAAGCGCAGTTTCAGCGCGTCCCGATTCCCAATGACGGCGCCTCGAATTTTCAAGATGTCACCGGCCAAACCCAACCCGAGCCAGCGAAGGAATTCGCATGAACGTGACGAGTTACGATCTGGTCACTGTCGGCAGCGACTACATCACCGCCGATATCATCCTGTGGCGACGCTACCGCAACCGGGCGCCGGGCATGATCGAGCGGCTGCTCGACGACAATCCGCATCTGGCCAAGGCGCATCGCTACTCGCCGTTCCTGCCAGTCGGCACGCAGGTGCGCATCCCGATTGACTACTCGATCCTCGCTGGAGCGCCACAGCAAACCAATCAGGTCGTGCTGTGGGGCACCACTCCGGAGGGCAACATGACGCAAGGGACGTGAGCCATGGCTGAGCATCAAGGCCCTCGCCGTCACGCTGAGTACATGGTGATCGTTGACGGCAGGGATATCTCCTCGAAACTCGATCCGTATTTGATCTCGATACAGGTGGTGGATTCGTTTCAGAGAGGTCACGACACCGCCAACATAGAACTCGACGACTCCTACGGCGTGCTGCAGATACCACCGGATGGTGTCACCCTGCAGGTGCTGCTCGGCTGGGCCAACACCGGCCCGCGCCCGATCAATGAAGGCCGCTACAGCGAGGGCTTCACCAGCATCACGACGCTGGAATCGCAGAAGACCGCGCTGCAGTACGGTGCGCAGGAGATGCCGTTTGGCGGGCCGGGCATGGCAGAAGTATTCAACGGCGTGGTGTCGAACGTCGAGAGCGGCTTCGGCCGCAAGGGCGGCGGCCGCAGGCTATGGATCGAGGCGACCTCGGGCGATGTCAAAGGTCAGGTCAAGGGCCTGCAGAAGCACCACTGGGGTGAGGGCTCCAAGGATGACAGCAGCGGAGGCGAAGGCGGCGCCGGTGGAGGTGGCGGTGCAGGTGGTGCAGGTGGTGCAGGTGGCGGCGGTGGCGGCCAGATTCCACTGAAGACCGTGCTCACCGACATGTTCAGCAAGGCCGGTCTCAATGTGCAGATGGCGCCGGGGCTGGAGAACATCGCGCGGGACTACTGGCACGTCAACGACAGCCCAATGAACTTTGCGCAGCGCATGGCGCGCAGCAACGGCATGCTGTTCAAGATTGCCAACGGCACCGCGATGATGATCCCGGCCAAGGGTGGCGTGAACTCACTGGGTAAGAAGCTGGCCCAGATCGACGCGGTGTGGGGCGTCAACCTGATCGGCTGGCGCATCAAGCCGTATGCCGGGCGCCCGCAGTTCGGCGAAACAGCGGCACGCATCTTCAACATCCACAACGCGGCGCACGAGACCATCAAGTCGGCCATCGGTGGTGACACGCCGTTCGGTGGCTCGGACGCCGTCATGCACAACATCGCGCAGGTCGCCACCAAGGGCGAGGCCGAGCAAGGCAACAAAGGCGGCGCAGAGGACTCCAAGAGCAAGCGCGGCAAGGGCTGGATACTTCTGAACGGCGAGCCGCTGTGCTACGGCGGCTGCCAGATCGCGATCACCGGCGCGCGTCCCGGTGTTGATGGCACCTATCTTTGCACCGAGGCCGAGCACAATTACACGCGGGGCGGCGGCTACACCACGCGGGCCAACGTGCAGTACCCCGAGCCCATCGTCACCG